GATCGAGACGTACACGGACTTGACTTGCGACTCAACCACATTTGCGGATGTCAAAACCAAGTTGACGAACTTTCCGGCTAATTTTCCGATCCTCGAACGCAAGAATATCATCACTGTTTTGCAGGAGATCGCGTTCCAAGCACGTTGCGCAGTCTGGCTCAATAACGGAGTCTTTTATCTGAAGTATCTCCCTGAAGAACCGACTTCTATCTCAACAATCACAGAAAGCGACATTGACGCGGAAACCGGGGTCGAGGTCTCGTTGTCGGATACAGAAGACCTTGTCACGAAAATGCGGGTTACGTGGCGAATGATCTGGGCCCCAGAGTCCGACCGAGAAAACAATGTCAAAACGATGATTCTTAGGCACAACATCCCAAAGTATGGGACGCAAGAGCGCTCGTTCGACTTCTATATCTATAATCAGCCTGATATTGTCTACAAGTGCGCGACCTTCTGGCTGATCCGTCTGTCGCACACGTGGAAGAAGGCGGCATTCAAGGCTTTCTTAAACAAGCTGAATGTGGAAACCTTTGACACAGTGGGATTGAACTTCGCAAATTCTTATGTTGCATCTGGTTCCGTCAAGGCCCTTGTTGAGAAGGCCAACTATAATTCGGCTGAGAACTGTATTGACTTCGAGTGTCTCGTCCCGGTTTTAGCCGGTCAGACCGGTCTCTATAAGTTCTTCTGGCCTGCGGAGCTTCCACAAGACGACACGTGGCCCCCTCAAGACGAGATCGCGTATTCGGGCGGCGGGGCCGAGACAGTCGGAAACCTCCCCGTTGGCGACACCAGCGGGATCAGCGGGGTTATCTGGGTTGGCGGACCCAACGTGGTTTTCGGCCCTCAGAGCGACCGGGGCGACAAGACACCCACGGACGTTGGTTTCACTCCTCAGACAGCTATTGATGCCGAGTCGTTCAGCGGGTTGATTCCCGGAGAACGGCCTCAATTGAATCTCCGTGTACTCGTCCCTATGAAGATGCCTTCTTTGAAGCCGTTTCAAAGTGCTGCGGAGACCTTGATTGACATCCGAAAGACAAAGGTAATTGACTCGCGGTATCCTGAACAAGAAGCGAGTTACTTAGATACTGTGTTCTACGGGATCAATCCGAACGGCGCTTTGACCATTGATCGTTTAGAAGCCAAGATCGCGGATGCTAATAACAGTCAAGGACAGCCATTAAGCGACGTGTTGAAGAATGGGTCAAGCTATCTGTGCATCCGAACGGATGCGTCGATCTGGGACTCGTCGGATGGCGAGCATGAGTTCGACTTCAAATATGATGAAGAAGGTGGCAAGTTCGGAGCGGGCACGGCCTTCTTGCAAGATTAGTTACCATAACTTGCGAACGCAGTGTTCCGTGGTCCGACTGATTTTGTTCAGCCAGCCGCTCTTTGTGCGGTTGGTATGACAACCGCACAGACGGCAGACCTTGTCAGTTTGATTGAATGCATCACAAGTTTCGCAAATCTTGTAGATTGCTTCAATCTCTTCGGGCGTCCGCTCAGGACACCCCGCTTTAACCCAGTCGAGCGTGGAAGAAGCGTACTTCACGAACTTCACGCTTGTTGGGACTTTTAGCAGTGGGCAGTTCGCACAACATTCTTGATTGACAAGTTGGTGATAGAATTGTGACCTGCGGTGGACACAGACAGGCCCTTGGTTGGTTTGTTTCTGCTTTGTGCATCTAATCATTCGTGCTACCGTTCGCTTTGGTTCTTTCTGAGCGCACCCTTCACACTCGGATAGTTCGATTTGCTTCTTGCTTATTTGACACAAGTAGCGACAGACACGACCGGAACGTGTTACTGTTAGCAGATATTTACAGTCTACGTTGTCGGAAGGCATTGAGTAACCTCTAAAACGTATTCTACGGTGTAACCAAATGGTTCAAGGTATTCTTCAGTCACTTCGATATGTCCAGTAAGGCAATACCACCAAGGCCATCCTGAATTCGTGTCGCAGATACACTTGATACGGAAAGTGTGCGTTCCCCCATCATCATAATAGACCGGAATCGGAACGTCGTAGGTTTCGGGAGTCGTTCTGGCATTGCCATTCTTATCGACAATCCCTGAAGTAATTCGCTCGCCTCCGTCCCGTTCATACTTGTACTTGTAGCGTTTTAATACCCACTGTCCCTCTTGCTCTGACTCCTCGCCTACTGGGAGTCCTTCTAGTACGTCGCCTAGTGGAAAAGTGGTGTACTGCTCAGACTGATCTGGACAGAAGTCCGAGCAAGGTGGAAGCTCAACTTCAAACCCCTCAGCTTTTCTTACACAGTCCGAATACCAGCAACCACAACTTTCCCATGTGATGCAGGTATAGAGAGATACTTCTGTTTCGTCCTCTTCGCAACAGTTGCACCACCCTTCCTCGATTGCGGCCTCAAGTTCATCAATGATGTCCTGCTTCCACTTATTAAGTGGAGCACTGAAACTGTTTTCATCACAAATCTCTGTTAGCTTGTCCCTAACGGCTTCAACATCCGACACACTCCACTTGTGGTCTTCTGAGACTTCTTCCAACGGGGTGAGAGCCTCGCACCCGCTATCGGGATTTTCACAAAGGTCATTGACCTTTTTTATGATGTCGTTCCACTCTTCGCGTTTATAAGGCATCTCACATCTCCAACAGGGCCTTGTAGACGGCGGCACCAGCCTTTGCGTCTTCTAGCGCGTCGTGAGGGTTTTCGTTGATAATCGAGAAGTATTCGCCGAGCGACGGTAGGCTTACGCTGTCGAATGGCGTCATCTTACCTCGCAAGGCATACTTATCCTTGACCGAAAGAGCGTAGGCCATAGAATCACGTGCGTGACCATGAAATAAACCGTCAAGTCCCTTTGGGCCGAGCCATGCAGTAAGAAACGACTTTTCAAATGTCCAGTTATGCGATAGCGGTATAAGGCGACCTCCATGAGGTAAGTTAAGCCGTTCAATCCACTCGGTAAGCAGATCAATGACACGGTCTTGTGGAGGTGCGTCCATCAGAGCCTCGTAGTCGAGACGATTGACACTCATGGCCTCTATGTCCATTCGCTCAGGAAAGCAAGGTCGGACATTCGTGTAAAATGGAGCTGCGTCCGGTTTGAGGGTGTTGTCAAGGGGGACAACCCCGATCTGAATGATCTCGTGATATCCGGCGATTAATCCTGTTGTCTCAACGTCGATAGCAGCGATCTTATGATTCCATAAATGTTTCATACGCTTCGTACTCTTTTCGATTGGATTGATAAAAGCTGTAACCGCCCTTCAAGCTGAGAGCAAGCAGATGGGCCCAATCTGATAAGGAAGCCAGTGATCCGCCTATGACATAATCCCAGCCTTGGTAGCCAATTAGGGCTTGGTCGGCAACATCCGGTCCAGGGCCGAACCCTTCTCGAACGATCTTAATGAGGATGCCTCCCTGCTGGCGGATTGCTTCGGCTTCGTTGGGAAACCGGACATCTGGGATAATGAGGTGCCCGTCACGAGGCTTTTTCAGCAAATAGTCCAGCCAAGTACTGTCATAGACTTCGCTCCGAACTGACTGGCCCATGTCGATCCATATTTGCCTCGGACTCTTGCCAAAGGCCAACGGAACTTCACGGAGGGCCGCTCCTTCTGGAGTCTCGTAGAACTCAGGCTCGCGTAATCCCGCCCAAGCATACAGGTCATGGCAGATTTGTTTCATCTTGTACGCGAATGAACCCTTTTCAGCTTTGACTCCCGATGCAGCGCATTCTTCGAGCAAAAAGTTTGCGAAGGTGTCCTTGCCGACTCGTCTATAGTGACCTAGGCCAATAATCATTCGACGACCCTCCAGGTATTGTTGTAGACAACCCCGATCTCACAGAGCCACTGTTTAATCTCGCGCATCGAGTAGTGCTGCGGATCGAATCCAAGTTCGCTGAGAGCCACCCTTGGGTTCTTCTTTGTTCCAATTAAATAGTCAGCGATCTTATAAAGATCAGATGTTGAAATAGGACGTATCATGCTAACCTCAATTTCCCTTCCTCAGCGATCCACGGACGCGAAGGCTCTTTTGGTTCCCAAGCTAAATTGCCTATGTACTTCTTGTTTCCGTCTCGGGTGCCGGTTGGGTACTCCGATGGTAGATCACGCACGACGCGTTGTTTGCTGCACGTCTCGGGAGCAATCCACTCAGCGAAACGCTCGTAAAACTCAGCAAAAAGCACCCTTTCACCAGGGACGTAAAAACATTGCTCTTGAAGGAAGCGTTCCAATGGCGGAATATGCTTGTCTTGCGCCCTGGCCTTAGTCGTTGTCTCAATGACAGGCAGTCGCAAACGACTGATGTACCCGACTAACGGTAGGTCTAGCAGCGTTCGCATAAAGTCACTTGCCTCGTCTTTCAGCTTGTCGAATAGGACGGCTTTCGGAATCTCGACGCCGGGTTCCAGAGGAGACACATAGATCATTGTGATACGTGTGTCCCCTGGATACACGGGGCAAGCATCTGGGTCGTTTGCGCACTGAATGAAGTGCAATGAGTTCCGCATTGGAAACAAGTCCATGCGCATCTGGCGAATCCAAAGCCACGGATTAGTCAACCAATCTTTCAACTTGTTGTAAGCACCTCGCTCCAATGCGATGTTCGTCTCTTCGACGTATGCGAGAATCGCTCCCGCCAGTTCGCCATTAAAGTCGTTTTGACTCTTGAAGACTCGGTCAGCGCTCGCAACCCCCTTCGTCATCAGGAGAGATAGGCCCTCATGGAAGGACGACTTTCCGCAATTTTGGTCCCCATAGAAGAACAAATAAGGTAAGGGCTGGAACGGGTCACGTAGCATACATGCAGTCCACATTAAACCGTAGTCTGCACCTGTCTTAATGTTTGCCTGTTGGGCCCATTCAAGGTTCTTAACGGCCTCGTCCAAGTCGCTGAAACAGTGCTTTAGGATCAAGTCCCAGTGAGGGTGTTTGGGCGTGTCGGTGTTAGAAGGCTGGAAAGCGTACTGGGCTGCGTCCCGATTCCATTTCCGATCAGGCATGTATTCGGGCTGGAAGGGCTGGTTGACAATTCGCCATCCCTTAAGACAGGTCAAGCTACCGAGTATTTCTGAGCTTTCCTGCTTTGTGTGGCCGAGGTGAATCAGCAAATCCCTAATGTTGTCCTTCGGCTGATTAAGCCAGTCACCAAACTCGTCGCGTGCAACGAAGCCAATGTGTCTACCGTTGGAGCTAATCGAGCGGAAAACTTTATCTTGTTGCGTGAAGGTATCATTGACAGTCTGTGCCTGAATGTCACCTCGGACGTTTAGAACCTTGGTGATTTTTCCTCGCTCACCGACCCATCCGGTAGGTGTGTCTTCGTCGCCTTTCTTCTTGACTAAGACAGCCACCTTTCCACTCTTCTTTTGTACCTTTAACCTGACTTCTCTTGACTTAAATTGTTCGGGCAGTTCGATCTTTTGCCCGAGCGCTTCAATCACCTTCTCCGCTTGGTGTACTGTATTAAATACGAACTCGCCATTAACCGCTTCAATACCACCTAAAGCACGGGAAGCCGTCTCAAGATCGGGTGTGGTGTTATAGTAGCAGCTTGTCCAACCTGCCCCGTCTTGATCCCAAGAGTCAGCTTCCGACGTACCCTGTGAGAACCGATAGACTCGCCACCCTCCATCCGGCAAAGGGAAGCA